GCGGTATTGGCAGCGTTATCGTTCATTTTCCAGTGAGACAATACCGTTCCTGCGGTTGTGTATGTAGCGTCAGTTTCAGTACCACCACCTGTTGTAACCGCTGCTCCATCAGTAAAGAATCTAAAATACTGATTACCCGCCTCAATTACATAAGACTGCTCGGTTGAATACTCAAACGGCAGCAATCTTGTAGAAAGCGAAGATGTTTTAACCTCAGCAACATACTTAGTGCCAGGTCTTTTTTCAGCCGCGCCCTGTGGAACCGGTATCATATTCTCCATAATAGAACATCCAGATTGGTACTTTTTCAAGTCCTCTCTGGATGACAAATATGGAGAAAGTTCTCCAGCATTAAAATTATTCATTATCCTGTGCGGATTGTCGGCAAACAAGACTCCACACAACACTAAAAATACGATTACTCGTTTCACTATCTACCTCTTGCGTTAAGCCAGGTTTGTGTCCTAAACGTCTGTATCCCGCCCTCTTGCGCATCGTGTGAGCGTGCTATATCTAAATATCCAAGCGACCCCTTGCCGCCATACAGCATAGCTTGCAGATTACCTGACACCTCCTCATCCTGTTTGATTGGAGAGCATAGCATTCTTGCAAGATTAGTTATTAAGCACTGTTTTGCATATACAGGCCAATTTCCAACATCGGTATTCTGGTAGATATACTCTACCTCAAGAACGTCTAAATCCGCACCTTGTGAAGTACAATATGAAGATAAATCGGTTGTTTCAGTGCTTGCCGTAAAGGCTGTATCAACAAGGTATGTCAACGTCGAACCTGAGTCGTCTGATTGTAAATACTCGCCTGCAAGGTACTCTGTGCCACTCGACCAACTCGATGGGGTAGAGCCCTCATTCGTTACTATCAAACTGCCCTCTACCTCAAATATAGCGTCTGCAACCTGCTCTATCTGGAGTATCTTGATACAATCTGATGGTTTGGTGTATGCTTTGTCAAATCCAAATAGCGGTTCAGTAGTTTCTATCGCATACGCTCTTTTCTTAGCAAAGTTCCACCTATGAGCGGCAAGTATCTCATCTCGTGCATCATCAAAGAATGTTGTACAATAGATATGGTTCTGTTCTGTGCCTGAGCCTACAGATACTGTCTGTGCCCCAAGCATACCTAATGCCTGATTACATATTGCCACGTTTGCTGCATTATCGGTCATTGACATAATATATTCCTTAAATCAATAGTAGGCAAGTCCGTTAAGACCTGCCTACTTAATAAACTACTGTGCGGTTACAGTTGTACCGTCTTCGTAAGGTATCCAAGTCATATACCACTTGATTGCACCAGTGTGTGTAGCCTGAGCAGCATTTAACTCAATCATACCTTCGCCACAAAACCAAGGCGTCATCAAAATTGAAGCACCTGCGTCCGCTCCCTCAAGGGGTGTTAAGACAGACTCGTTTGCGTTAGAAAATACATACCTCGTTCCTGCTGCGTCTCCATTGGTTTCTACTGCCGTTGTGAAATCATAGTCAGTAAAGCCGGTGTCTGCGTCAAGGTTAATCTCAATGGTATTGGCCTGTGCCTGCGAATTAGTATCGACAACGCCCACAAAACTGGTAATCAGAATTGCACCGCCATCAACATCAAACAGGTCGTCATCGACCATTGCAGATGTCATAACTGTTGCATATTCTTGTCCAGCAATGGTATTACCATCACTTGCATAATTATCGTCCACACCAACTATGATGTTATCAAGGTCGGTATGAGCCAAATCAAGTGAGGCCTTAACATTGTCATCCTGCGCAGTTCCACTAATAGGCCCTGTAAAACTGCCAAGGTTGTCTCTGACATCACTGCGAGGTATCGCCTGAGTGTCGCCAACCAAACACATAACCATAAAACCGGCAATCAACAGAAGTAGAAGCGAGGATATGGCTGTAAATCCGTATCTTTTTACGTAACTCATATTAGCCTCCTATTCTATACAAAGGTCAATTAACGCGGTTTCTGCATTGGCAGGTGCTCGCAAACAATAACCAAGAAGCGTGTCGCCTTCGGCGGCAGCGTCCATCAAGCAAGCCTGTCCAGCGGTGTTATGTCCAGCCGAAACCAAATCACCAACAACAATAGTGTCTGTGCTGTCTTTAGTTACCGGCGCTACGCCACGAGTCTGTGACCAATAGTAGTAATTAGCGGGTACAGCCACAAGATTTACACCAGTTCTTACGCTTGTCGGGTCAGTAGGAAGAACGATAGTACCACTCCACTTGTTAAGAGTAACTGTGACATTGGAAGTAACTGCAAATGCGGTTCTTATTCCACCTGCGTCTGCAATTTCAATCTCAATGTCAAAGCCAGAAGTGGCGTTGGCCGTTCCGGCCTTGTTACCCTTAATGATGTACATTTCGTCGCCACCAGTGCCCTGCTCAACAGTCAAATAACCGTCAGTAAACTGGTTTTTGGTTGCCGTGGCTTCCATAGTCACAGTAATAACCTTGTCGCCTGCTGTAGGCAAACTTGGGTTATTGGTCTGGATTTCGTCCTGCCAGTCAGATGTTCCTGCTGCACCTTGATTGACAAGTGCTTTTGTCAATGCAACGGCCCCGTTTTTAGAATAACGGAACCTACGACCGTCTCTGGACTCGGCAATAGCACCTAACGGAAAATACTTGTTAGCCGTTGCCTTGAAGATATTTCTATCTGCAAGCAAGTTCTCGGCTTTAATACGCCACTGACTGTGATTAGGTGTGTCAGTATCACCCCAAAATAAATTGTCGTAACTCATAAGAGTCTCCTGTTCTAAGGGGGAAACACCCCCAAAAATTAAGTTATGCCTGACATTCGATTTTGACAATCTTATCTTCGTCGAATCTCATAGCGCCCATATTCATATGTACATAAACCTGCTGGCAATAAGAATGTGTCGGCAAACGGTCAATCTCGATAGTCAACTCATCAGCAACTCCGAGAATTATAGCGTCCTGTGCCCACATCCAACATTCGTACACATCTGTGTCGCCATCAACATCATTAGATGAGCCGAGAGCAATCTTAGGCGTAATAATCCAGTTTACGCCCATCCAGTCGTTAATTACCCTGCCGGTAGTCAAGGGCTTTTGGCCGTTATAGTCAATGTTGACATACTCTTCCTGACCAAACAGGTTTGTGGCCTGACGCGGGGACATAACAACCCATTTTGGAATGTCATCATCTACTTCGTTATTAGCGAAGTATTCAAGTGCCAGTTCAATTTTCTCGGTTGTCATACCTGTGTCAGACGCAGAGCAGTTACCGCTTGAGCAGTCGTGTGCTATTGTGCGGCCAGTATCTTTGCCTGTGTACTTTGTGTTACCGCTCTGAGATGCCCAAGTAATCGTACTTCCAGCCCTACGGCCAGATGTAGTTGCGGCCTCAAAAGAGTCAAGGATAATGTCATCCTTTTTGCGGTTTACAGCTCGTTTAAAAGCTGTTACGAAGTCGCCTTCGAGAGAAAGTTTAATCGACAAATCATCATCTCTGTCATATCTGACTGAGTTATGATAAGGCGTGGTTGATACCCAACGTCTCGATGCTTCGGGGTCAATAGTAGGAGTTTCAGGACTTCTGCCTGTTTTTTCCTGCATACTGAACTCGTTCATCATATCGAAGCCTTTGTCTTCGGCGGCCATCAAACCGTACTCTGTTCTTACTGCCCCGCCGAGCCTTGATTCCTTCTGTTGACAGGCGTGATATAAATCATCGTGAAATTCGTCAACAAAGAAATTCGGCGTGCTGTAGCTCATTGTAATAGCCATAGAATTTCCTTTCAAAAAAAGTTAATGTTTGACGAAAAGGTAGTCCTTACGGGGCTTTTCTGGCTGATTGCGCCTGCCTAAGGCGACACTTCTTTAGTGCAAGCACTGGGGCTCTTGCGAGGTAATCCAGAGCGAGATGCCTACGCCGGCATCATCTTATAAAGCTCGTGTTTTCTATCCATAAGCTCTTTATACTTTAGATTTGCTTTGTAATTAACAGGATTTTCTTTTTGTATTCTATTCATTTCCTGTCGTATGTCGTTGATTTGGGATTTGATATTCGACGATGTTGGAGCAATATCAGCTTTTGTGCCCTTTAATGTGTCCTCACTCATAGCCTCTGCTATATTGTCAAGGAACTTAATCATCTCAGGAGAGTTTTGCAGATTAGCTCTTTCTACTGCGTCAATTCCGCCAAACTTTTCCATTACACTTTGTGCTCGTGCGACCCTATCATCATACCCATCTCGCCATTCCTTTTTGAGCAACGCCTCAGCCTCTTCTTTTGCTTTCTGTCTTTGCTCATTTAAAGTCTGTTCGGCAGTACCAACATCCATCAGCACAGTGTTGTAATAAAAATCAAGAGCGTCCGAAAAGTCTTGCTTACTCCAGCCCTTTTTGTCGGCAAAGTCCTTAAAGGCATCCATCTTCTTTTCGTCAACAGGGCCGATTTTAATAGCCATTTCATCAGGCATTTCGTATTTGTACTCGTCCTTGCTTTCTGGCACACCGTGAGCCTTACGCCAGGCTTGTTTGACCTCTTCGGGTGAGTTTTCATCTGGTATTTCAACCAATCTCTCAGGGTCTTTACCAAGTTTGCTCTTAGTATTGATGTGCGACTTAACAAGAGAATCTAAGTCTTTATACCTTGACAAATGCGGCTGGTGGTCTTGCCCGTATTTTTCTGCCCAATTTTCGCTAAATGTGCCATCAGGGTTGACTATTGTCTGCTGTCCTGCGTCTTGTTCTGGTGTTGCGTTATTTTCCTGACTCATTGTTTTCCTCCTTTGCAAAATCCCAATCTCCAGGTATCGGCTGCCTGTTTGCTCTTAGCCCCGCCTGTTTAAGATGAGGAGCACTTAGCGGTTCGCCCCAATTTAGTTTTTCAGGGTCAACTCGTCTGTGATACCTTATGTGCTTTTTATCTCTGAGATAATCCTCTAAAGACGCTTTTTGTAATACAGGGTCAGAATGTGCTACCGGAACGTGCCCGCCATCTTCCTTTTTACACTTACCGCTACAATAGGTATCGTCATACCACTCAATGCCGTCCTTTTTGACTGCTCCACAATTTCTACATTTCATTTTTCATCTCACTTTCTTCTAATAATTTAATTGCTTGCTTTGTGTCCTGTTCGAGTATATTGTGAATAAACACTGATATTGACCTTTGTCCTGCCTTGTAAGCGTTGATATACGGGTCTGGGTCGAACGTGTTATTCTTGTACCCAGTGTTTACGTCAATCTCTTTCAGGATATACTCACCTTCTTCTCCACTCAATACTCGCTGAAACTTAGCGCTTCTATCTATTCGCCTTTGTGCTTCTTTTCTCTCTTCTCTATCCAACTGCATTCATTGCCCTTTCTGTTAAACTGCCTTCCTCTGGCTTTGTACCTCCAGCCTTAGCCGCCTTTGCAAGTTCTGGGGCTGCCGCCATCATCTGTTGCTGTTGCATTGCTTGTTGCCGTGCCATCCTTTCCTCCTGTACCTGTTCTTCACTCTTGAGCCAAGTGGTAGGCACACCATTATTTCTCGCAGAATCCCTAAATCCTATGTCCGTATCAAGATTGTCCATAAAGTCTGAAACTTCAATCAACGGCCCCCATTCGGTCATAGTCTTTGTAAGCCCTTCCGTTTCGAGGGTTTTTAGTGCCAATGCCAATCTACCAAGGTACATTACACTAAAGTCTTTTTCGGATAACTCAGGAGGGATAGGTGGCAATTTGCCCTGCCTGCTCAATATACCTATCATTCGCTGTATCATAGGATTGAATAATTCGCTCTGTAAACGACCAATTATTGGTGTCAAGAACCTCATTTTTTGCTCTACTCTTGCCATTACCTCGGTGGCGGTCATATTTTGTTTATCAACAAGTGGGTCAAACATATCAAGGAAGAAACCTTTTTGGATTGTCTGTTGTACAGAAGATATTGCCTCTTCCATTTGCACAAGATTACCCCTGAACTCCCAATACTCCGGCTTTTCGCCACCAGCTCTGTAAAAGATTATGCCTCCAGGTTGTGTTGCTACAGGCCAAATCGAACCATCGTCAGGCAAAAGAACCGGCGGGTCAACCTGTTTTTCCCAGCCCTTAATTCTGGTTTTGGCCATTCTGTTGACCATCTTGCCATCAGGCAGTTTTTTCATAACAGGACTTCTGCCATAATCCTCCATAGCGTCCTTATCAAATCTGTCAACCTGATATGGCATTTCGTGATAACCACCAACGCTGACAACTTTTTTATCTTCTACGGATACATAAACCGAAGCAAACGGCATACCTTCAAAGTCGCTCTTTTTGGGGTCGTAGTCTTCTTTCGGAAATACTGCGTGAACAAACTCAAACTCCTTGTCCATATTTTTAACGTCTTCCGCAGCTTTTCTTACCTTTTCCCCTAAATTATCCTTGCCAAAGTCCTGAACGGCCTGTCTTGCTGTGTACTTAAATTTTCTAAATACTGTATCTATTATGCCGTCAGAATTGGTGGCAATGTAAATGCCTGATATATGGTAGTTTATAAACGTTATCGGGGTCTTTTTGCCCTTTTCTTCGTACAAACAAGCCGTGCCAAAACAACCTAACTGTTTGAGGAACTCAAAGAACGCTTGGCGGAAGTTGCTGCTTACTAAGTATTTATGCAATACTTTTGTAGTCTTTTCAAGCCACTGTTTCACGCTGTCCATATCTGCCAAGTCGTGGTCATCTACCTCAAGAGCAAACGCCCTACCCTCTGCGGGGAACATATAAGAATATAATCCTGCCGCAAGCTGGATATTAGACTCTTCCATCGTGCTGTCAAACAAGTCTATATTTGGTTTTTGACCGGCCCCTCTTCTGGTGGTTATCTGACTATTTTGTGGCATTGCGTAATCAGCACAGTCCTGATACCTTGAGTCCCAAGGGGCTCGCTTTGCCTCCATCTTTTCAAGCCGTTTTAGTATATCTTCCGCATTTGGCATAATTTATCCCAACTTCGTGTTAAGTATGTTATCTTGTCTTTCAGAATTTAATCTGCCAGCAAGAATGTTTGCCTCTCTGCCCCTGCGTCTTGAACTTACCTTTTTCTTAGCCTCATCCTCTTCTCGGCCAGGAACAGGTGTAGGTGTAGGTGCAGGAGGAGGAGGTACGTCTGGTTTACTGCCGCCGCCGCCACTCATTATTTACCCCCTAACTTTTTCTTAATAATCTTAATGTCGTTTATGATTTTAATCAATTCGGCAGGGGCTACTCCTGGGTCGCCTTTGTCGCCTTTGTCGCCCTTGATACCTTTGCCGTCTTTGCCTTGAGGCCCTTGGATGCCTGGCTCGCCTTTGATACCTTGCAACCCTCTTGGGCCTTGCTCGCCTTTGTCTCCTTTGTCTCCTTTGTCTCCTTTGTCTCCTTTAGGCCCAACATCGCCTTTTTCGCCTTTACCATCTTTGCCTTTTGGCCCTTCCGTGCCTCTCTGTCCTTGTTTACCTTCATTGCCTTGTTTTCCTTTCTCGCCTTTAGGCCCTTGCGGGCCAGGCTTGCCCTGCCCGCCTCTTGGCCCTGGAGGCCCTTGCTTACCAGGTACGCCCTGTTTGCCTTGCGGGCCCTCATCGCCTTGTGCGATTATTTCAATTTTACCGCCATACTCGCCTGTAAGATACAACCCG